AGGTGGAAGAAAAGAGTAGAGAAAGAATTTGTAATAGCACTATACACAGACACAAGAGCAACTGATGAGGGTGTTCAGTACAGATTCAGAACAAACACTACAGGTAGAGACTCTGCAAAGAGTCCTATGGGTATGTTTAATGATTTGCATATTGATAATGATTTAAATATTGTTATTAATTCATGCGAAGAATATTATAAATAAGTTTAATTAAAATCGAATAAAAATGTTTCCTAAATTGAATGAAACCAAATTAAAGAATCCTGAAACTAAGTCAGATTACTTAGGTGCAGGAGCACACACAGTAGAAATTAGAAAGTTTAAAACAAGTAATGAAGTACCAGGTTATCAAGGCACACCATACACAGAATTTATGGTAGGTAATGATAAGGGTATAGCATTCTTAAAGTTCACAGGTGTAGATAACTACACTAGTGAAGCTGCTGCTAGAGTAAGAACAGAGATATTTAAATCCTTCCTTACAGCATCAGGATGCTCTAACTTCACCGACCCACACATGGCGTGTAATTCTATTATAGATAAAAAGGTTGAGGTGTGTTTAGCAAAAAGGGAGTATTGGACTACAGATAAAGACACCAATAAACCAGAAATTAAGTCAAGAGTAGAGTATAAATTTGCCAATCCTTATGGTAGAAAGATAACCTTTAAAGACAGTTATAATAAGCAAATGTCAGCTGAAGAAAGAGCTAGATATGATGCTGCTGTAGGACTTTCAAGTGTAGGAGGCGGTGATGATGTACAAGTACCATTTTAAAAATTAAGATATGAAATTAGTAAATTATTTTACAGCAAATGCAAGACAATTAGATAAGTTTAAACTAGAGTTTAGACTACTAGGCTTTACGTTTATAGAATTAAAGTTTGATATATCAAGTAGATGTTTCAAGTTTGTTCTACTAAATGTAGGAATAGCAACTAAAAATTGTGCTTGCTAAATGGGTAGTAAACACTTAGCATATATAAAGAATGGCAAAGTGACCTATCAAAACAAAGATAAGTTTGATGACCACATGCTTAATTATGAGGGCAAGACTGTAGTTATTACAGTGGGGGAGCAAAAGAAGAGACGTAGTCTCAATCTTAACTCATATTATTGGGCAGTGGTTGTCAAGCTTTTATCTGAAGAAACAGGTTATGATAAAGACGAGATGCACGAAGTGTTGAAGTCTATGTTTCTTAGAACAAGGTATCAAATAAAAGGGGTATGGGTAGACAGTACTAAGTCAACAACTAAATTATCTCACAAAGAAATGAGTGAGTTTATAGAAGAGACTAAACGATTTGCGTCTACAACATTGGGAGTATATATACCAGACCCAAACGAAGTTGAGTATGAATAGTTTTTTTATATTAGGTAATGTTCCTTCAAGTAAGAATGGAAAAAGGTGGACAGGTAAATACCTTATCCATAGTAAGACTACTATGAGGTATATAAAAGAAACCAAAGAAGATTACTTAAGGTTAAGAAAAGAATTCACAACTGAGTTGAAAAAGTATGAGCCTCCCTATATAATATCATTTAAATTTATAAGAAACAGTAAGAGAAAGTTTGATTATGTCAATCCTTTACAAACAGTACAAGACCTTATGGTTAAGTATCATTGGATAGAAGATGACAACGCAACATTCTTACTACCTGTATTTGAACCTTACGAATATAACAAAGTTAAACCAGGTGTATTAATCACCATAAAGCCGAATAGCAATGACAAAGAGAAAAAGTAATACTCACTATACTAGATTGTTAGATTATCTTAAACAATTTAAAAGCATAACAAGTCTAGATGCAATAAGAGATTTAGGTAACACTAGATTATCAGCCACTATATACACACTGAGAAGTGATGGGCATAATATAGAAAGTGAAGATGTAAAAGTTAGCAACAGATGGGGTGGTTCAACCACTGTATCAAAATACACATTAATATGAGACCAAAAATAGAAAGAGTTAAAGACAACGAAGTTACAGACAATACTTATTATGAAGACTGTATGTACATGTCTAACTCTATGCTTAAAACATTTATAGAGAAATGTCCTAAGTATTACGTACATAGATTAGAAAACCCTATTAAACCAACAGCAGCAATGAAATTTGGAACAGCTTTCCATATGCTTATGTTAGAAGGTGTAAAAAAGTTTAAAGAAAATTATATTGAAGAGCCTGATGTAGACAAGAGAACAACTCTTGGCAAGGTTACTTTAGCAAAGTTTAATGAAAAGTTAGGGGGTAAACAAACTGTATCAAGAAAGGACAATAATAAACTATTGTCTATGTATCAACAGTTGCAAGAAAGCAAACACTATTCTCTTATAGATGACTGCAATGAAATAGAGCAAATATATCTATGGAAAAATAAAGATGTTGATATGTTATGTAAAGGAAAGCTTGATGCTGTTAATACTAAGGATAAGTATATTGTAGATTTAAAGACCACAAGAAATGCTTCTCCTGAAAACTTTACAGAATTAATTATGAATGCGAAGTATCATATGCAGGCGGCGTATTATCTTGATGCATTGGGGTATGACGACTATTATATAGTTGCCATTGAGAAAGACACACCGCACTGTATATGTACTTACAAGTTGAGTAAGAAAACAATAGAGAAAGGCAGAGAGCTTTACATGGGAGGATTAACATACTATAAAAGTATACTAGCTTCACCAACAGAGGTGGAGATGTTAGACTATAATGGTGGTAACATATATACTTTATAGTAATATAAACCAAAATAAATTATTATGATAGAAATTAGTCCAAAAAGACTTTCAGAGGCATTAGCCCTAAAGGAAACTATAGAAATATATGGCGAAGAAGCTATGTATAGAAACAACTATGAAAACTTTAGAGGCTTAGTAATGCACGATGTAGTGAAAGAAACTTATAACAAAATATGCAATAAATACTTAGACGTTATAATGTCTGTTGTTCGCGAAAAAGAAAAATGGCAGAGTTAGTATTTGTATATGGAACATTAAGAAGAGGTCACGGTAATCACGTTCTCCTGAAGGATTCAAAATTCATTGACGCTGGATTAACAAAAGATAAGTATGCTATGTATCATACAGGTATACCTTTTGTCAGCGAAGATGAAGAGGTGTCTAATATATTTGGTGAAGTATATCAAGTATCTAAGCACGTATTAAATACGCTAGATTTATTAGAGGGTCATCCCTCTTGGTATAACCGAAAAAAAATAACTGTGTGTGGTAGTAAGAAAAAGTACCACGCATGGTTATATTTTAACGACGATAAATCAGGCGTACTTATTGAGTCAGGAGACTACGAAAATAAATGAAGAAACACACCAAGATATATTTAAAATATTTTGACTATGTGCTTGACGATATCATACCATGCACGGTATGTAACAGACAAGCTGTGGACATTCATCACATTGAAAGACGTGGGATTGGGGGCTCAAAGAATAAGGACTACATAGAGAACCTTGCGGCTTTATGCAGGAGTTGTCATAATAAAGCAGAAACAAATAAAGAGTTTAACCAAATGGTAAAAGAACGCCATTTAAATTTATTAAAATGAAATTAAAGAAAGAGCAAATGACGGGCAATGAGTCAATAGATAGCCTAATAATACTAGCCTGTAAATTAGCTAGAATACACCCAGATGATTTACTTAGTTCATCTAGAGTGTCAAAAGTATTTGATGCAAGATGTTGTGTTGGTAAAATACTAAGAGAGTGTTATGATTTAACACAAGTGGAGACTGGAGAGATATTAAAGAGAGACCACGCAACTATTCATTTCTATGAAAAGGAACACGATAATAAAGTTAAGTATAGATATTATTCTACTATATACAATGAGCTTAAGATGTTTGCAAGAAACGAGGGTTATGAAGTAAACGCTACTAAAGTTAAGAACAATGCTAATATAGAAAACCTTAAGATAGAAATAGCTACACTAAAAGCTAGGAACAGGGAGTTAACAGAGGACTTAAAGAAGGTAGACTCAATTAAGAAAAGTTTATTATCTTTGTCTATATAAAGAGAAAAAGGAATGCGTAGGTTTCGGATTGATTTCCGTTTAAAACATAATACCGAAGTTCCTTTTTTCTAATTCTAGAATATATATCTTATAGTATCTAAATTAAAATACTCACTATATATACCTTTAAAAATATCTAACCATTTTGTTTTATAAGCAATAGGATATCTCATTGTACCAGAACTATTTTTTATTTGATTAGAATATTTCATCAACTCATTAACATCATCACTTGATTTATCTACTTGCTTCTTATGATTAGTAAGCGCAATGACTTCACATTTATTCTCTCCAGCTATATTTTTAACCATAGAAAATAATGCTCGGTAACTTTTCTCCCATTGTGGGTAAAATATTACAGGTGAGTAGTTTATGTGTACTTGCCATCCTAATTTTTTTAATCTATTTATATCCCGAACTCTAGATTCAATTGATTGCATCTTAGGTTCTAACACATTAGAATACTCTTGTGGCATAAGGCTTACCCTTACTCTTGGTTTTTTATTAAAATGATTTACATCTAAACTTAATAGGCCTGAATATTTAGTTGCCATTGTACTATTTAATCTTGGGTGGTTATCGTATCTCTTTATGTAATCAATTAAATTTTCTGGCAAATGCTTTTGCATAAGAACTAAGTCTGAGTTACAAGCTATATCAACCATTGTGTATATAGGGTCTTGTTGATTAGGAACTTTTGTATATGATTTTTCCCACGTTACAACAGAGTTGAATATATCATCTACATTCTTGTTTACGAATACTCTATTGCCATTATACCTAGACATATAACAATAAGTATTTACACAACCACCAAAGCAACCATATATTATATTTGGAGCAATGCAGTCTGAACTATTATTATTTGTCTTTGTTGTTAGCGTTTTCGTGGCTTGATACTTGATAGACATAGTCTATAAATATACGTATATTTGCAGACTTTTGCAAGTATTATACGGGCACATTATAATAGAACTCAGCTTGTAATCCATTGTTCTTACTCCACACAAATCCATGAGCCCTTTTAATATTACCTACATATCCTTTATCATCGTGCCATTGGTCGGTAGCACACATACTTCCTAGATTCCTTACTGTAATTCCACTATACTCTTTAGTAGCACCAATCTTATTGTGATGTACTCCGTGTAAATGTCCTCTATGTAATTCACAATAATCAATATCACTCCACATTTCTTTAAACCTTTGAGGTAATATTTGAACTGCCTTCTCAGCTTTCATCTTATGACCGTGGTCAAAGGCAATTAAGTTTTTACCGTATTTAAAACCTTTCATTAACGGTCTAGTATTATCCACTAGAACATTATCATTCTGCTCGTAGAACAGCTCTAATGCGTCCCCTAGGTACATTATACATTCTTCATCGTGATTTCCAGGCATTACTACAACGTGTACAGGGCATATAGAAGATAGTTCATCTATAACCATAATCATTAACTTACGAGCCCTCTTATACATTTCTATATGGTGGTCACTATTATATTGAGGAGTCCCTTTAGTTGTTCTTGGAACAGGCTTATCCCCATCAGTATTAAGTAAGTCATTACCCACTACAAATAATATCTTATCAATAGTAAATGATGATGCTCTCATCAACATATGTTCAATAGCTTTCATTAATCTTTCCTCAGCAATATCCATACTATACTCATCACCTATAATACCTATCTTACCTAAATGTAAATCATATGCACCAATCTCCAAGAGATGCGCGGTAGTGTCGTGACCACTTATAACCTTATTATGTTTTGGAGTTCTCTTTGTAAGTTCGCTCAAGTCTTCCATTAAGGAACGTCTAGTCAATTCAAGATTCTTAAATGGGTTTGCTCTTTTTAATTTTGCTTTACAACGATACATCGTAATAGTGACAGGCTTACGTTCATTATCAAAACCTGTTTGCTCATAAGTTCCTATATCATACCAATCTACCTCCCATTCACTATCATCTACACTAAAT